GACGAACTGGAAGACAGCGAACATCAGTCAGAGCTATTAACCGAAATTTATGAAAACGCCAGCGAGCAGGAGCAGCAGAAAATAGACGAGGTTCTGGTCTGTATTTGTGGGTGGCAATTCAGCAGCCTGAAAGGAATGGAAGACAGCTGATGTCTTTCCGACGAGCGGTACTGGCTGTGTGCGGTTGATAGGCCATGCTGGTGTTACAACCGCAGAAAGGAGAATAACCATGAAAGACTTTCACGCATGGCTGAGCGATTTAACCAGCGACCTGAGAAGCGACGTTGAGCCACCTAAGCCAGAGCCAAAGGCTAACCCCAACATCGACCCCAACATCATCCATGACGCCCTGATCAGTGCCATTAAGAGCGTGGCATGGAGAGCGCAGAACCAGATTCCCATGGAAGACCGGATAGAAAAGAAGGTCAGCCGTCTCATGGCACTTTATCAGCAGATCCATGACCTGATTGAACAGGACGTAAACCAGGGCAGTCGACACCAGAACGAGCTGACAGAGTTGGAGACCCGCACCGGTTCATGGGTAACAGAACTCAACATGGCCATCCTGAGGCATAAACCCGGAGAGGTACCCAAGTGGCACCGGAACGACCAGTATGTGCCCTTTCATATCAAGCACTAACTACCGCACCCGAGGCAGCAGAAACGCTGCCCAATTGGGTGGATGAATAACCCGACGGGAGGTCATTGATGAACAACAGTCGCCGTCCATACTGTGTGGTAAGAGACACGAAAATAAAAAAGAGGACACACATTATGAACACTACAGCAGCCCAGAAAACCATTAGCGACATTGCCCACGAAACATTGGATTTCAGCATTCTGGAAGGCAAAACCCGAGGGTTAAGCGAACAGGCCATGCAGAGCATCGCCAAAGCCATGATGGAGGCGTACAACGCAGGCTATCAGGCACACCTGCAGCGCAAATAGTTTTTAGGAGCAGTCACATGGACAGACACTGCGTGAATAGTACAGCTGCTGACCAGTATGCACAGCGAGCAGGTCAGCAAGACGACATAGAGCTGGTCATCGAGCGATTAGAGATTGAGTGGTTTGATGAGCTGGAACACTGCCTGAAAAAGAGCAGCAATCCCATTCTGGTGGAGTTCATTGATCGATTTCGTGACCAGATTGGATCGCTGCTGAGTGAGATGGCTCGAGACTATATTAAGCGCCTGCCCGAGCTTTAAAGATTATATTGAAGATGTCAGAAGCCATCGCTGTGTAGCGGTAGAGAGAAGTACCATCACTTTCAAAGTTCATCAGAAGTCCATCCATTACCAAACGGTTCAACTTATCCGCCACCAATTGCGTATCCGTGCATTCAATCCGTTCCATGATGGCATCCAGCGTAGACTCCTGACGATGTTCATAAATAGCTAGCAGGATGGCCATATCCAGCAGCGTCAGACAATCACCAAACTTATTTACAGCCTCCATAAAGTAATCAATTAGGGGCTCCCTAATTAAAACGTCCTTTGTTTCAAGGTCAGAAAAGCTGGCGGGAATCAACTTACCGTTTTGATAGGTAACCAAAGCATTTTCATAGAGTGATGACAGACGTTCCCGCTTGCAAAAGTTATCACCATCAGAGCGGAAGTAGGTAGATGACAATAATATCTTTCTGACCTCTCCAGGCGGTAAATCAATAATATCCGCAAGGAAATCAGCAGAAAAAGGACCTGTAATATGTTGCGCTGCGGTATGAACCATAACGGATTCGATACTGCAGTTTCGGTGTTTTCTTCGGACCTTTTTCATGGAATTGAAAGAAAAATAACATTCCATAACTACCTCCGATTCATCATATAGCAAGACTATGGTCTCACTTTGAATATCAAGACAGAGCACGGAACATGTAAAAACTTCGCTCTATTAGAGTAAATGCCCACACATGCGAGCACCGATTGCGTTCGGAACTTTTCTGTATGTTGGGGAGCAGCCGTAACCACCAGAATGAACCCATGTCCATAAAAATTTACCCACAGGACAAGGGATTTCATGAAAGGGATTCATATCTTTAAGCCAGGGAAGCAGACCAGCAGCCAGGGCATCACGCTGGAGTTCAGTGACGACACCCTGAAAGCGACAGTGGATGCCTACAGCCCCGAGCTGCACGAAGCTCCTATCGTGATCGGCCACCCGAAAGACAACGGCCCGGCCTGGGGCTGGGTAAACGGGCTGGAATACAGCGACGACGGTCTGGTGGCGAACCCGCAGCAGGTCGATCCCCAGTTTGAAGCAATGGTGCAGGCAGGCCGGTTTAAAAAAGTCAGCGCCAGCTTTTACGCTCCCGACAGCGCCAGCAACCCCGTCCCCGGTGTTTACTACCTGCGCCATGTCGGTTTTTTAGGAGCGCAGCCCCCCGCCGTTAAGGGCTTAAAGGACGTGGAATTTTCCGAAGACGATGACGTGATCGAATTTTCCGCCCCTTGGGACACAGGCAACATCGCTGGCCTGTTCCGCAAGTTACGAGAATTTCTGATCGACAAATTCAGTAAGGAAGAGGCCGACAACATACTGCCCACCTGGTCGATTGAAGACCTTGAAGACAGTGCCCGCCGAGCGATGAACGAAGACAGCAACACACCGTCGCCTGCATTTTCAGAACCCAATTCACCATCACAGAAGCCACCATCACAGCAGCCCCCGGAAGGAACCGCCATGACCGAAGAAGAACTGAAGCAGCTGAAAGCTGAGCTGGAAGCGAAAGAGCAAGCCCTGAAAGACCGGGAAGCCTCTTTTTCCGAGAAAGAGACCGCCATCAAAGCCAGCGAAGCGGCACTGCAGAAGCAGGCCATCGCCAGCGATCTGGATGAGTTGGTAAAGGCCGGTAAGGTGCTGCCCGCTCAGAAAGCGCAGCTGGCAGAGTTCATGGCCAGCCTCGACAACGACAAAGACGTGCTGGAATTCGGTGAAGGCGAGCAGAAAAAGAGCTTCAGTCAGCAGGCCTTTATGAAGGCGTTTCTGGGCAAGTTACCCAAGGCGGTGGACTTTAAGGAACACGCTGCAGACGACCAGGAGCAGCCACCGGAAAACAGCAACGAACTGGCGCAGAAAGCCCTGGAGTATCAGGAGGAGCAGCGCAAAAAAGGCAGAACCGTCAGCATCACCCAGGCGGTCAATGCGGTTCAAAAAGGCAGTGTGGAAAAGTAAGGAAATGGTGGCAGAGCAACTGAGCTAAGGCATTGTCAACATTCATCCATTAATGTACGTCATACCACCATGAAGTTAATAGTAGGCCCTGAATCTCAGTTCAGCACTAACCACCCTGACAGCAGGGCTAACCATTTTTATATCTCTAACGGCCAAAAGGACTAAGCCAATGAGAAACGACGGACTGATAAAAAGCTTTTACGCCGACGGCACACTGGAAGGTCGTAAGCTGGTGACCTTTGGCACCGGCAAGCTGAAAGTCAAACAGGCGACAGCAGCAACGGAAGCCCTGATCGGTGTCACCACCCAGATCGGCAGCGAGAGCAATGGCCGGGTGGACGTGATTTTTTCCGGCATTACCGAAGCCATTGCAGGCGGGAATATTGGTAAAGGGGAAGTGCTGACCAGCGATGCCAGTGCCAACGTTATCACCGCCACACAGGCGGCAGACCGTGTCATCGGTATCGCCCTGGAAGACGCCGTGGCCGGTGACTTTGTATCCGTATTGATAGCCCAAGGGTAAGGACTCTTTTTCATAACACGCTCAAGGACTGAGAATCATGGCTAACGCACCATTTAAAACCAACCCGACCCTGACGGCTATTGCCATCGCCTACATGAATAATGAATTCATCGCAGACCGAGTGCTGCCAAGAGTTCCTGTGGGTGCCAGGGAGTTTAAGTGGACGAAGTACAACACTGAAGACCGTTTCACGATTCCAGATACCTTGGTGGGTCGTAAAGGCCAGCCTAACGTCGTGGAATTCGGCGGAACGGAAGAAGCGGGATTTGTTCAGGATTACGGTCTGGAAGACCATATCCCGCAGCAGGATTTAGATAACGCCACCAACAGCAACTTTGATCCACGAGGCAACGCCGTGGAGTTGCTCACCGAGATCATCGCCCTGGACCGCGAAAAGCGGGTCGCCACTATGGTTCAGAACAAAGCCAACTATGCCCACAAGGAAACCCTCAGCGGCACCGACCAGTGGAGCCATGCCGACAGTAAGCCTCTGGTGGTATTGACCGACGCCCTGGAAACACCCATCAAACGCCCCAATGTCATGATCACCAGTCGTAAGGTCGCCGTTGCCCTGCGCCGTAACCCGAGCATCGTCAAAGCCTTTAACGGCACCGTATCCGATGACGGCCTTGTGCCTTTGTCGTTTGTTCGTGAGTTGCTGGAAATTGACGAGATTCTGGTGGGAGCTGCTTATTACAACAGCGCCCGACCCGGCCATGAGATGCAGCTGGAGCGCATCTGGGGCAACCATTGCTCACTGATCTACCGCAACCCCACTGCCAGACCGAACCGTGGCGTCACCTTCGGCATGACCGCCGAGCATGGCCAGCGGGTCAGTGGTACCCGTCAGGATGCCAACATTGGCCTACGTGGCGGTGAAGCCATTCGAGTGGGTGAGTCAGTCGACGAGCTGATCATTTGCAACGATGTGGCTTACCACCTTGAAAACGTCATTAGCTAAGGAGTGGCTATGAAATACACAGCACTCCACAGCGTACGGCA